TTACTTTTTTTATGTTTTGATGGTTGTTTTTTATCTCTTATCCACATTTGAAACCCATCATTTTTGCCATAGTTCCCCACGAATCTATAACCTGCTTCTTGCAAACTTCTTGTATTTTCACAGGAATACACTACTCTATATTCGGCTAATTGGTTGATTATTAATGACTGACCACTAGTTCGGTCTGTTGTAGACTCAAGAACTTCTTTTGATTCGTGTATTTTAGCTTTTAAATCTTTTAGGTCAATTTCTAATTGACAAATCCATTTTCTATGAACGCTCTCTCTTTCTTTGAGTGCATTAATCTCAGATTGCATTTCTTTTCTCTTTCTATTCCAAAACATTTGTTTCACCTTTGTTAAAAATTGTTTAAATCTATATTTTATTGTTATTTTTTCAAGACGAATCCAACTAGGACTTCCCGAACTATCAGAACACAAAACTTGTGCTTCTACTCCAGTTAACCGTATTGTTCCAATTGTTGGTTTTACACATGAATTTTCAATCCATGTATTATATTTAACGAATTTATTGTTTTCTTTTAATTGCTTATAGGCCATTTCATAAGTTTGACATGCTCTGGCACGATAGGTGTACCACTCAGGAGTAAGATTTGCAGCATAAGTCATGCGAACCTCGGTTGGTATTTATCCATCAATTTCTCGACATCTGCATCACTAGGCCCGCCCTTCGAATCCACATATCTCTTAACGGCAATAGCAAGGTATCGCATAGCATCGGCCCCATGTGAAGCCCAATCGTGAACGGGTCTATTCTTATACACTTTATGGTTGTCATCGAACTCCTTCCTATAGTTTTCAAGGCATTTTATGAGCTGCTTGCACTTAGTCGCATCCATGTAAAGACGCGGGAAGATGCCACGTAAACCTTCGATACCTTCCTCAACTCGCATGTGTAAAGTTGGTAAGACTGTAAACTTGATTCCAAGTCCTCCTGCGACTTCGAGGGTGGACATTCCAGAAGAAAAGTGCCTGTTTTGGATGTCATGCGGGCCATAATGATCTGCATAAAGGTACGGCTTGCGAAAAAGTACTTCTGCATAATGGGGCAAGCCTTCTCCCTGATTTTCGTAATAGTCGATGACATTGATTGTATTGCCCACAATTTGGAAAAAGATAATGGATGTGGAGTCTCCAATTCCGATATCCCAGGCGGTATATACACGAGTTGTCTTTTGCCAGGCCACTGCGCCGATTCGTTCTCCATCTCTTGCCTCCTGCATGTATCTTGCGTAATAAGCGCCTTCAATCCCTAGAGTGAAGGAACAATAAAACTCTTGCTGTACAAAATCCTCTGACATGCCATCGCGCCGTTCGGCTTCGATATCGTCTGGAGATATGGCCCCTGTATCTTCAACAGTAAGAAGCTGAGCAAACCAGTCAGGATTAGCAGAAGCCATATCAAAGAGTTCTTTTGCATGATTCGCACCTCGAGGAGTGAAGTTAAAGACTGCCCAGCCACCGTTTTCTCTCAAAATAGGGCGAATTAACTGCCAAGCGATAGGGTTTTGCAGGGAGTATTCACTAAACACACAACCAATAGGGTTAGTCCCAACAATTGAATCAACGTTATTAGTACCGACAATTTGAATGATAGACCCATTAACCAACCTTATTTTCATCTCTGTTGCGTTCGGCTCACCTGAAATCAGCGGTTGAGGAATGTGATTCAGGAATTTCTTGCCCTCTTTATCCATCCCATCCCAAAGAATCTTGCGCCCTTGGGAGAATTCAGGGAAAAGATAGTAGTATGTACCCACCTTCTGACAGGCTTTTACTATCATGTAATTCCAGCATGTCTTTTCCTTGCCAGCACGACGATGCCATACAAGCACACCACGCTTCTTTTTGGCCATCTCTAGCCAGAATTGCTCTTGATAGTCCCTGCACTTGTATTCGTGAGGGAGTTCAATGGTGACTTGCTTCATATCGTCTTTATTCAAGTGAACTCCTTACACTTTAGCTTCCAGACGACAGGTTTGCCGTTTCGGAAGCACACCAAAGGCTCCGAACGAGCAATAATCCCCTCCATCATCTGCGGATTCATAGAGCAATTAGAGAGAGGTTTTGATTTAACGTATTCGACGATCTCATTTTCCGTCATAATCCCAATTTCAGGAACGATATCAATCCCCAGTCTTTTAGAGATTTCACGCACAGAAAGGCGCATTAACCACCATCCATTCACCCAGATATCAAATAGAATAAAGCTCACATCTTTCCGATAATTTCCCCCGCAAGATTGAATCTTGGGGCCATATCCCTCGCCATAGAGAATCACCTCTTTAGCTTCGGGGAATTCTTTGTAAAACTTCTCAAGGGTAAAAGTGTCTTGCAAGTGTTTTAGAAGATGGGGAGGAATTTGAGCGTTATCAGTCCGTCCTTTAAACTCCAAAGAGCCGATAGAATCGGGATTTTCGCACTTATAGTGTATACGAATATTCGTCCCGTCGATCTTTTCATCTACCCGCCATTTGATGATATTTCCAAACTCTGGCTCCGAATAGTCCCCAATAATGAAAGACTGCCTCCCAGCTTGATAATCGGGAGAGTTCTTCTTATCTTGGTCGAAATACCATCCGTTACGCTTCCAGAGGCTATTTATCTTGAAGTATTCCATCTGTACCTATTCCTTTCTTTTTCCAATTAAGATAGCCATATATGTGAAAACCGATAGAAACCACGCAAAAACAGCCTTGGGAGTACAAGCCAACCTGAAAGTCTCGCACCATCCAATAAGTCGCGCAAACCGCCCAAATAATGAAGCATAGCCTTTTGCCTCGAACATTTAGCCATCGACCCCACTTACCCGAAAGGCTCATTACGGTATCAAATGATTCGGCAATCCAATTGATTTCCACTAAGTAGCCTTTCTGCCGTAAATACGCTTAAACCTTCGCCAAGCATTCTTGGATTGATCTTGGCGCGTTAGGAATCGCTTCCTGAGAGCTTTTACCTTGGTTTGTCTCATGAGATGGAGATCTGAGCCTTTGTGACTTCTATCATTTGAGGGAACGTATATATAGAACGTTGCCAACCATCTGAGCCATCTCTATTGAAATAGCTATAGACTTCAGATAAATCGGCAGTATAGTCAGTGTTAACAGTTCCTTTTTTTATTCCTGAAGTCCAAATATCATCTTTTAAATAAATTCCAACTTTCATATAAACTTGCACAAAAACTCCTTGTTAATTTGTGGCCAATTTTTTTTTGTGCAGCAGAGTAATCGGCCAGTCCCTCTCTATAGCGGGGCGGTTGGTCTTGACCCAACATAACGCTCCGTTGATCAAATGGAACGCGCCTACACAGTTCAGCCACGGTTCCCGCTATGCAAAACTACGCATTATATTTCAAGCCTAGCCATACGATAATCACGCAGGTTAGGCACACAACAGTGCAGATCTCCATCAATCGTCTAATCCTTCATTCTCACGGCGCATACGGTGTTCTGATTCTTTCTGGCTAATACGGTTTGAGGATTCACCCATTCGGAAGCAGCCGATATGCTTAAATCCCCAAGCAATCATTAAGAAACTGAAAGAAATAGTTAAAGATAAGTTAATAAATGTTTCCATTTTAATCCCTACATGAAGTAATAAACATTCCCAATCCAACTGAAACCATCAAAAAACAAGCACAAATTGTCACGGCTAAATCCATTAGTTCACCACCGCTACTACATCGTCATGCGTAACAATGAGATGGTCATCGCCTAACTCAATCCCTGCATAGTTCACCAGCATGATGGTATCGCCTACTTTGTATCCCCAAGGCAACCACCAGCCGTTAACCTGCATACAGCCATTACCTAACGCAACGATAGTCGCTTTATTGCGCTTGGCTTTGTGTTGTTCGGGTAATATGATCCCGCCATCTGTCACCGTTTCAGGCTCAATGAGCTTAACTAAGATACGATTGCCGATCGGGCGGATATTTGATACATCTGACATTATTTACCTCTCTTTTTAGGTGTTTTCTTGCTTTTAATGGCTGGAAGCTTGCCTAACTTCTTTACCTCTTTCTTGAGGGCTTTACGCGCCTTTAGGCTCACTTTCGCCTTCAGCTCTTTCTTGATCTCTCTTAACTTGTTTTCCACTAGAATCAGCTCCCTTTTAGGTTTATCTCGCTCAATCAGATACTCTAAGATTGTTTCGACGGCACACTCCATGAGATGAGGCGGGTAGGGTGTGTCTACGGACTGGTAGAGCTGTAAATCGGCTAAGGCGAATGCTAGGCAGGTATAATCGGTTTTCACTTTTGCACCCCGTATCTCTTCTCTACATTCTCAACAACGGGATAACGCCAATGTGAAACAGATTCATACCCTGAAAATGTTAAGCCATTATACTTGCGTAATTCTGTATACGGAGTTAGCCTTCCCCACATTCTATCGGTAGACTCGTCCTTAGTTTCATAAACACCATCGCAAGGCGGAAGTACCTTTTCGCAGTCATACCAGGTCATTTTCTTGCCTCCAATTTAGCTAAACGGGTTTGGGTTTTCATCAATTCCCAGATAACGATGCGGAAAGCTGCGGGGAAGTCTCGAATAAGGGAATCTTTACGAATCATACTTATGGCTTTTCTAAGCATCGGATGAGATTGTTTCCCTTTAGCAATCCAACTAACTTCCGCGACAATATTTTTCAGTGAGCGTTTTTTTCCTTTCCAAGGGTTTTCATGGTCTGCCTTAGTGCATAATGAGGGATATCTCACAAAACGAATGGTAGTATTATTAAGCTTCTTCTTTGACTTCTTCGCCATATTCCTCATAACCGTTAATCATATTCTGAAACAAATTCTTAACCTCAACCTTTGAGTACCCCAACACTTCGAACGATGAGTTTATAGTAAACAGGAAGGCAGTAAGCGCACAGCGGAATGAGATCCTTTTTCATCTAGTTGACGCATAAGCATCATAATATCAAGCACGGCGAGGGATATGGCCTTTGACTCTTCTTCGGTGAATGGAGGGTTATTGCCGTCAATCATTTAGGAGCCTCTGGACATTCCATCCAATAAGTTGCGTCTAAATCCTGCGAGCAACACCCACATCCTGTAGCGTTTTCCCTCCAATAAGTTTCCATCGCCCTAGGAGATCCATTGGCGTATTGACCCGCTGGTCTACGATGAAAGCTTCCAACGTATCGCGTACCATCACACTCGCAAAATAAGACGTCTGCGGAGTAATTGACACCGGGCAAGATGTCTGGCAATCGCTCTTTTACACTTATCCAAGTCATTCCGGAATTTCCGGTAGACTTTCCCAATACGGCACAAAGGCCGGATCAAGAAAATAGTATTTCGAGCCGTACCATACCTTAATAATCCCTACGCCTCCAAGCTCACACAATACGCCTAGCGTCCAAGTCTTAATCAATCCACATCCACTTACGGTAGTATTTTCAGAAGGGATAAGCGCAAACACAAGCTTAGGCACGTTAAGGTCAGGCAATCGTTCACTTGTCTTAACCATCTCAATCGCTCTCATTTTGGAACCTCATGCACCACCACCGTGTAATTCATCTGGCTCACCTCATCGGGCTGCTTATCCCTGTAGCCTAAATGCTGCTTGCTAAGCCATATCAACATCGCTGTATTTCCCTTCAAGGCTACCTCAAACATCTTACGCTTAAGGCTCATCTTGCCTTCGTCGAAACCTTTTAGCAAGACGGGGGATATCCGCGGGGCGTCTAAAAGATCGACATCACATCCGATAATCGAGGCTATTTCTCTCTTAGTACAATGGATATGTGCGAGCTTGCCTATCAATTCGATATCCACCTCTTTATGAGGTCTACCGCCTTTATTCTTTGGAGCTGCTACTTCCTTTGTTTCGGGGCAATTTCCTTCCACACTCACCGCAAGTTTCGGGCTGCTCGTCTTCGTTTTCTTGCTCATAAAATACCCCTAATTCTGACGGGTCAAAACCCCAATTAACCAGATCAACAACATCGAATGCGTTAGCCAAGATATCAAAGTCAAAGTCACCAGCATTTTTATTGAGTCTGATATTAAGCTCGCGTATCTCTCGTTCATCTAGCTCCTTATCGCACACATAGCAATCGACCTCTTTTATTTCAAGCCTTTGAAGAATTTTCTTTCTGGCGTGACCGCCTATAATGATTCCATCGTGAGTGACAACGGGTTTATCTATGAGGCCAAACTTTCTAATGCTCTCTTCTAGCTGGCTTGCTTGTTGTCTTGATAGCTTTCTTGGATTTTTGCTGTATTCTTTTAAGTCTTTTACCTTGAAGCGCTTTAATTGCCATGTCAAGCTCATTGGATAACTCCTCTATTTCTTTATCTTTAGGCGTGTGTGCCATTATATCCACCTTGTTTATCTCGCCGTGTTGCTTCCTCGACATCCAGGTGCATTTTGAAGGCTCTGGTAGCTGCGTCTTGAGCGTTAGGCGCAATGATTCGGATATAGTCATTTTTGTATTTATCCTCTCGA